ACGGTCATGGTATGACGAACACTTCCCTTCTATTATCGATGCATTTTTCAATGTCTTCCTCCCACTTTCTCTTGGATTCAGATACATTTGTCATGCCACCAGTTGGGAGTTCGTCCATTCTGAAACTTGTATTTAATAATTCTATTGAAGTCATTTTTATCACAGCGTCTGCTATGTCCAGTGGTACGTCTGTATCACCTGCAAAGTTTTCTCCACCATATCTGTATGTTACTCTACATCTGTTCTTTCTTAAAATTGAAAATATAAAACCTCTAAGGAATAATCTTCCGTACTCATATTCTACATCATACCATTGACCGTTATCTAAAATATCTTCCCATGTTGCAGAAGCCCCCTGCCATATTTCTATCTTGTCTCCTGCTGCACCACTAAATTCATAGATGTTTCTATGCTGTAGGAATAAGGGTGTACCCCAACCATAAGTATAAAGTAATGGTAAATCGTGAACTTCTCTTGTAATCTTTTTTGATCTCCAAGCATGACCTATTCTCCTTTCTATTTCTGCTTCTTTTCGGTTGATTATTTTTTCAACTTGTGCCGTATTAGGAGTACTAGTAGCAGTAATGGGGATTCTGAGAAAATCAGAAACATCTGCTGAAGAGCAATATGTTGTAGCCATATATAGAATAGTTTTACTTTATATTTAAAGATATCACTTAAAGACGACAGTAATTTCAGCACTACCTGTACATTTAGCATATATTCCTGCCTCGAATCTTCTGTTGATACCTACATAAGTTCCTTGTGCTGCCGTGTAGAATGTACATTCTATTGGTGAACTCCCAGTTGTACCATTTCTAAATTCCACCTTGTCACTTCCAGAACCCACTTTTGATACATAGACATTCACTAGAACTCCGTGTGAGCCTTTTATAAGAGTATTTGAGTTAATGGATACTACATTGTGATTTAGTTCTACCATGACTACCTTACATTTCTGTCATATATAAACTTTAAGAAAAAAAAAGTGGCTTTTCTGGACGCTAGTAGCCTATGACTAGAAACTCGAATATCTTTGAGTTACAAGCTGAACTTGTATTTGGTGTCTCTGTGAATGGTGTAGTTGCTGAACCACCGACATCAAAGAGTTTTATCTTCTGGTTTGCTTTGTCATATACTACTTCTCTTAATGAGTTAGTATAAGTTGGTATAACTGCGACTAATGTTTTAATTCGACTTACTTTTAAGTCGGCTGAAACACCACCCGTTGCATAGTTATCAGAAGCCCCGAAGGTAACTTTGATAGCGTATACTCGCAGCTTTGAAGTCAAAGCAGCTTGCCATGAGAGTGTCTTTCTCACGTTGCCATCTGTCCAATCTTTTGTACTGATTGTTAATGCCATAGATATTAGAAATACCTAAAGACTTATAAAGATTATTGCCACCATTTGCCCAATAGGTGTATTCCTGTGACTGATTCCACTAGAATACTTCCAAATAGGACTATGAGGATAAAATCCCTTACCTTTGCCAGTTTGTCGGCATGGTGTAATTGTATTGTCATAATTTGAGATTTTATCTTACACTTATAAAGATTATCGCCATTTATCTCTTTTTCTGTCTTCACATTGAACACATTTTAATAGACCTTTATGATAGCCACACTCACTACATTTTAAAGAAAAGTTAAAATGATCATTCTTATTTGACCTTCTAAGAAGATATATCATTAGTCCCCCGATAAATCCCATAACAATAATATATACTAACATTCATTATGTTATATTTAAGCATATATAAACTTTTGTGGTTTAAAATTAAGTATTACTTAAAACAAAAATAAAAAAAAAGGATTTTGGTTTGACTAAAGTTTAATATCTCTAATCTTACCTTGTGATTTGAAGTGTCTGCATACAGTCTCTCCCATTGTTCTGTAAACTCCCTTTTCTACAAAGGCGTTGTTTACGAATGGATAGGCTGGTGTTCTTCGAGTTGCTTCGTAATACTCTGTTGGTATTGCGATCTGAATTCCTATTCTTGGATAACCATATCCTTCTGCATCTGAGGTGTCCAATGCAAATAATCTTCCGATCTCGTCTGAGTCGGCTGAATTGCTTGGTGCATCTTTTGATGGAATGAATGGTATTCCATAAATACTGTCGACATGAATGCCGACTCCAGTTCCCTTGAATGTTTGAATTCCGTTTACATCAACTTGTACTAATGACTCACCGTAAGGATTTGGAATCCTGACAGAAGGCATGTATAAGCCCTGTATCTCAGAATAAACTTCGTGAGAACCTAGGAAAACGTTTGGATCTTTACCTGCTGCGATACGGATCTTTCTGAGGAAAGTTCTTAGTGTATCATCAGTGAGTACTCCATTTGTTCCGATAGTGCCTGACGCTGACTCTACTGTAGAGTCAAAGGTTGTTGAACTATCTCTATCGATAGTTGCATTTGCAGCCCAAGGATCATATAGTCCAGTTTGTGAACCACCTGTTACTCCTTCTTCTGCACTGCTTGAAACGATTCTATCTAGTGTCTCGAAGTCTTTAGTACCAGTGTTTGCTCCACTTGCACTTGCTGCTTCGGCTTCAACATCTGCTAGTAACATTCTATTAAGGAATTCTTTGTGTTGTACAGCCATGAATAGTCTGAGTGAGCCTAAGCCTCCCCAAATATCATCTTTAGAGTGTGTTGCCAACCATTCCATAACTTCTGATGCACTGAAAGGCAGTTGTGCTGTCTTTGGTCGTACATCAATTTCTTGCAATGTTGGTTTTATTGTCTCTGCGATTAAACCACCTTCTGCAGTACCACCTAACACTGTGTTAGCGTTTGTGGTATTCAGGACTGGTTTAGCTGTGATAACCCTCCAACCAGATTTGTCCCAAGGATACTTTGGTAAGATACCAAAGGCATTGGCTTCAAGGTTGAGTTGTGCCCATGCGTATGCTCCGAAAATGGCATTAAATGTACCAGTTGTCGAAGTAGTTACAGGAGCGTCTGCTTTTCTTAGAAGGTTACGGTTGTGTCCATAATAGAGTGCTTCTAGTTCATCGATTGTTTTGATTTGAACCATTGTTTTAGAAACCTCTTACTTCATCGTCTGAAGGCACGTAATACTTTCCATTAAGAATGTTCCTTGCGACAGTAGATAGACCCTCAAAACCTTCGGCTCGTGCATCTTTCAAAATCATTGATGTGTCCTTGATGGATTTATCAACAGTTTCTAGTGCTGCATTTGGTCGAGGTGTTTCGGTGCTAAATGTGTGCTCGGCTTTCTCAATTAATTCTGTATCGTCTGATTTCTTCTGCATTTTGAGACCACCTTTGTCAGAAGCTGGTTTACCTTCACCATTTCGATCATCGTCCAGTCCAGCTTGTACGCCTTGTGGATATGGATCTCTTGGGACAGTAACCTTTGCTCCAACATCGTCTCCTGCTGCTGTACCTTTTGGGGTAAGTGGCAAGTCTGATGGTGTCTCCAGTGCTTTCAATCTGTTATCTAATCCACCTAAGACTTCTTGCGTTGCCTTTTGTGATTCAGCAATAGACTGAACAACATCTGTTAATGTGTCGAAACCTGATTTTACAGTTTCTTGGAAAGATTTTTCTGTTTCAACTCGTTGAACTGCATCATCGCTTTTGGCGACTTGTGTAGCTTCAACTTGTTCGTTAGAATTGTCTTCGTTGACCATGTTCTTACTAAAGTTATATAAATAGGGTATATAAAGATTTCTTATCTTTCTGTGCTTATAGTGACCTTTCTTTGTTTGTTTTGTGCACCTAATGAACTTGTTAATTTTTCTTTTTCTGTAGGTACTGCTTGACCACCTAACTGTATATTTCCTTCTTCAGTTGCATTAGCAAATTTATTTTTTTCCTCAACAAAGTCATCAAGTTTTGGCTGTCTTTTTCTCAGTTTCTGCTTTGAACCATCTCGGTTTAATTTACCCCAACCCAATGCTCCTAAAGATTTCATCGATTCATTGATTGATATTATTGCCTTAATTGTACCCCATTCTTGCCTCAATGCTTCCCATGAGTTAGATAGAAATGGTTCTTTTTTTT